GATGAAACCGGCACGCTCCAGGTAACCACCACCTTTTCCTACGACCTCATCCAGAAGTACGCCCTGGTGGCATTGCTCTACTGGGACGCGACGAACAGCGTATCCATCCTCTTCGGTGACGAACGTCACGGCATCTCGATGGCCGGTCGCACCCATCTCTACCTGCACGAAACGAGAGGCGCGGTCTGGGAATCAGGGCTGCTCATCACGTTAGCTGCCGCCGCCGATTCCAGCGGGAACAATAATACCTCGGCCCAGTGGAGTATATCGGACGGCGTAATCTGGGACGAGGACATCGTTCACAACATCGTCGATGGCTCTCCCCAAACCCTCCGGCCCACGGCGCAGATCCCGATCAACTACCGCCTGGGCGTCAACGGGGACTGGCGCAAGGTCACTGCCGACTCCTTCCCTCTGCTCTATACCGGAAAACCCGCCGGGTATGTCGGTACCCGTATCCCCTACAACCAATATACCGGAGCGACTTGGCAGTTAACCGAAGCGTCCAGCAACGGCAATCTGGTACTGATGCACTTCTTCGCCACAAACAACGTGGACGAGCCGGTGGTGGGCATCGTGGGGCAAAACGAATACTCCACCATCGTAGCAGCACGAGAAGGTGCCTTAACCGAATTATCCTCCCTGCTATTTGGTTCCATTCCTACGCCGGAACTGATGCCGATAGCCACAGTCATCTTCGAAACAAACAGTGGCTACGCAAACACACCGAAAGCTCGTATTCGATCAACCGATAATGGCGATGACTACATAGATTGGAGGAGCAAACAGGTTCCTGGTGGCGGTGGTGGTAGCGGTGGAGCCAACGGCGGTCTTAGCTTGGCCTTCGGCTCCTCGATGGGGGCCGGTGATGTAAATAAGTATTTTCAACCGCACGGCATCGCCAACGGGGGGAAGTTCAATGCCCTGACCGAAGAGAGCGAGGTAGCCTGCCCCATCTCCGGTAACATCATTGCACTCGCCTGGAGGTGCCAGGGCGCAGTGACCAACGACCAGATACAGATATACGTCAATGGAATTTCCGCCGGGGCTGCCGGTCTTCTCACCCTAAATGGAGCCAGTGGCGTGGTGTACTGCTCCTCTCCAATACCAATCACGGCTGGTGATACAGTAGCCCTCCGATACGTCACAGCAGGAGGAGGCGCGGCCATGAACAAGAGTGTTCAAGAGCTTTTTGTGAGGGGCAACTGATGATCGTAGCCATCGCACCTCAAGGGTCCGGTAAAGTACTCGTCATCGACTTCCGCGAAGCCGTGGACGTCGCCACTGCCGTTGCTGACTACTGCAACGCCTTCACGCCCCCTAAAAACCCGGCCGACTTCCAGGGATACGATACGGGTTGGAGTTCCTATCAGTACAACGACCCCGGAAAGTACTGGGCCTACGACGTCGATGCAGCGAGTCTGGTGCAGATACCAATTCCTGTGATTGAAGAAGGCACCGTAAGAACAAAGCCTTACCAAAAACCCGACAACGTCCTCTTCTATTACGGTTATCCCAACTCCTACAACTACTCCGTCAACGCCTGGGACAACGAAAAAGTCGCGCAAGACATGGCCAAGCACAACATGGTGGTGTTGGGCAACAACTTGGCTACCAAGTTCGCTTCCGGCTCCCACACCGGCCCTGACAACCAAGCCACACTCACCGACTCGACACAGTCATGGACCGTAGACGAGCACGTTGGTAAAGTAGTCCGGAACCTGACCGACGGCAGCAAAGGCACCATCACAGCCAACACCGCGACCACCATCACTGCTGTGCTGGCCGGAGGTACCGATAACGACTGGGACACCGGAGACGACTACGACGTTCGTCATCAAGATTACGAGAACACCATCGTTATCATCAACCGCATGGAAGAACTGCGCCCCGATATCAAGATCTGGGGCTACGTAGCCACCACCGAAACCTTCGACGACTTCAAGCCCAAGGTCGACGAATGGTGCAACATTGGAGTCTATGGCATTTTCGTCGACAGCGCCGGATACGATTACGGAACTCCCGCCACCAATGGGAGAGACGCCTTCAACGAGAAAATAGACTACGTCCATACCAAGGCCAGTGGCGGCATCGTATTCGCCAACGCCTGGAACATGGATCACATCCTGGGCACGGAAAACGATCCGACCTATCCCAACTCCACCTGGAACCCGTCACTGCACGAATCCTCCCTCGGTAATAACGACTGGATCTTGTTGGAGTCCTTCCCCATCAACACCACCGACTGGGCAGAAGGCTACGAAGGAAAAGCCGAATGGTTGAGCCGTGGCGAAGATGCAATGGCAAAAAGAGAGACTTACGGAGTCAACCTCGCCGCCGTGGGTATCATCAATAACGGCAATGCCAACGGTCAGGATATGTTCGATTTCGGTTTCATATCCTCAATGATGTGGAACATCTCTGCCTTCGGCACAAGCGACACCGGCTATGGCGCAGGCTCTTCAGAGGTCGACTTTTGGACACGCCCAAGTGTCGATGGCCTGGGCTGTCTCTGGTGCCTGGACCCATCCGTGCAAGAAGACGGCAACGACGCCGATGTGTACTGGCGCCTCGTAGAGTTTGGCAAACTCATGCTCGACTTCTCGACCAGCACCCAAGATAGCAGCATCACCACATGGTAGGAGGAAAACCATGAACCCCACCACACTATGGATACTGGGAGGTGCAGGACTGCTGCTCCTTCTGCTCAACACCGGTCGCAAGAAGGCAAAGGCGCAATCCGGTATCGAGCCCTTCATCGAGCCGGACAAGGTGACCCGGCCGGTAGACGAGCGGTTCTTCTACGACCGCGACGAGATCTATAAGACGGTCAAGGACCCGAAGACGTTGAACGACAAGCTCGCGGAGTTGCGCTCCTGGTACATGCAGTACTTGAAACGCAAAGGGCAGAAGGGCTACGTCGTTGACGAATGGATTCGCGAGTACGAGCGCATCCGACGTCAAGAGCCTGAAAAGTACGCCAAAGCCGTAGCCCTCCGGCGCGAACGGTATCTGGCGGAAAAGCAAGCGGTGGCGTAATGCCTTCCTACTGGTCAGCCAAAGACGAGAGGCAGTACAAAGCCATCAAGAAGTCGTGCCTGAAGCGCGGGAAGAAGCCTCCGAAGGTCTGCACGCGCATGGCGGCGGCCACGGTGAACAAACAACGCCGGGCCGAAGGAAGAACGCTAACCGGCATCCCCGACTTTCTCATCGGAGCCGGAGCCGGGACGTTGATCTCCTCGGGCTATGTGGGGACGCCCACCGTGAGCTACACCCACGTAACCGACTGCGAGGTCAACCGCATCACCGAAGATCGCATGGTCAGGGGTTTTCTGACCGCAGGCGGCCTGCTCGCCGCCGGGATACTGATGAAGACGCTGACATGAGCCTAGAACTGCTAACCCCCACCGCGACGATGAACCGGGCGCAGAAGCTGCTCAATGCCTTCGCCTCGTTGATGCTCGCGCTCAACGCGCGGCCATCGATGAAGAAGCAGGCGTACCCCCGATACCTCGCCTACGTCGAATACTACATGCACCTGAAGAACAACCTCGCGGCAAGGCTCACGGAGTTCACGCAACTGGACGGCTGGACGAAAGAGTACGCGGCGCTTCGAACCAAAGCGGCAAAAGCCGGGGTGGACCTGTCCAAGGTGCCCTACATCAAACCCGCAGGCGTACTGCATGACGTCATACCCGACATCCCGGACATACCCGACCCCGAAGAATATGGGGAGCAAACCAAAGGCGCCGTACTCCTAGGCGTGGGGGCGCTCGTCCTCGGGGGTATGATCCTGTACTTCGTCACGAGGCAGTGATGGAGTGGACCGCAGCAGTCATCGCCGTACGAGCCCCTGACGGCCGCGTCCTGGCCCTGAAAGACGGCCGGGGGCTCAACTTCCCCGGAGGCAACCGCGAGCCGGAGGACCGCTCCCCGGCCGAAACAGCCGCCAGGGAGTTGTTCGAGGAAACCGGCGTCAAAGTCAAAGGACTCCGGCTCCTGGGCGCCTGGGACGGCGTAGTAGCCTTCCAAGGCTTCGGGCCGAAAGGTAAACTGCGCCGGAGCCGGGAAGGAGCCCCCTACTGGGTCAAGCCCTACCGGGTAACGAAGAAGGACAACACGTTCTGGAAGCAGAACCGGGTGATCCTGGAGAAGATGTCGTGAGATGCCCACCTGCCGTCCTTCAACTGATCGAAAAGGTTCGCTCGAACCTCACCGAAGAACTGCGTCAGCCGCGCTTTCGCGGAAGGCCTTTTCCTGTAGGGCATTGCTACGTGGCCTCGGAAGCGCTCTACCACCTCCTGGGCGGTAAGAAAGCCGGATGGACCCCCCGGCGTGTAACGCATGAAGGCGGCACGCACTGGTATCTGGTGCATCGAAGCGGATGCGTGGTGGACGCAACGGCCGACCAGTTCTGCGCCCCGGTGCCGCGTCGTCTCGCCAGGGGCGCCGGTTTCCTCACGCGCCATCCTTCAAAGAGGGCGCAGGAGTTGATGAGGAGGGTCCGTGGACGCTGACCGCATTGCGCATAACCTCTACCTGGGGGGAGCCCCGCGCACCTGCGGGAAGTTCGACGCGGTGGTGCTCGCGGCCTACGAACTCCAGAACATCCCTCTGGAGTGTCTGGTGCTGCACGCGCCGCTCGACGATGCCGTGCCCACCCAGAAAGAGGTCAAGACAGCACTCCAGGCCGCGAAGGCCGTGCGTCTACTCCGGCGCCAGGGGAAGAAGGTTCTGGTAACCTGCGCCCAGGGTATCAACCGGTCGGCTCTGATCGTGGCCCTGTCACTGATGATGGACGGCGCCTCCGCCAGCGAGGCTATCCACAAGATACGCTCCCGGCGCCGGGGGACGATGATGCCTCCGCTTTCCAACCGGGCGTTCGTGAAAACGCTCAAGAGATATGAGAAGATGAGGAGACGCTATGGCTGAATTCAAACAAGGAGATATCGTTCGCCACACCGGAAAGTTCCTGCGGTCGATCGGTATGTATGCAGGCGCCCCCATCAACGGCCAGGTGGTGGGTTTCAAGAAGATGGCAGGGCGCCCCTGGCCCGTGGTTGAGTGGAGTGATGAAGACTGGGGCACCAAGATGATCAACCCGGCGAACATCGAACTGGACCCCAGGTACGCTCGTCAAAAGGGACGTCCTGCACCTCCAGTACACTTTGATGATATCGCCCCTCCGACGATCATGTACTCCGCGCCCGATGGTCTCGGAGATGAAGACTCCCGGTGGTTCAAGGTCCACTGGGTCGCGGGCTCGTACGCGGGCGTGCGCCGGGTCCGCGCCGAAGATGAGGAAGAAGCAGAGGCCAAGGTCCGGGCCTGGGTCCGGAAACAGATGGCCATTCCCCAGTACTACGAGTCGTACCGGGCGAAAGAAGCATAAGGAGAACAAGATGCGACCTTACATGTACGAAATTTATTTGAACAAAGGGCATGACATCGCCGTGGGTTTCGTGTTCGCCCGAAGCCGCTCCGGCGCTGAGAGACGCCTGAAGCAACACTTCAAGCGAAGCTTCGACACGGTCATTCAACTGTACGAAGTAACCTCTGATGCCCCGGCCGAAGGCATGTACGCCCCCGAATACCTCATCCTCCGCGAGGGCGACCCTCGCGTAATACGCAAGAAGGGCAAGCCTACTCCAGGAGGCTTAGGAGAAGCCGCGCCCAAGCGGTACAAGCGCCCACCACGCGAGGGGACGCGGGTGCGGTTCGACCCCAACCCGGTCAGCCGGATGATGTACAGCTACCGGACGCCGGAGCCCGGCGAAGAAGGCACCGTCACCACAGTCGCAGGCCCTCGCGGCCCGATGTCATCGATGCGCGGGCCGGGGGGCGGGCTCGTCTACGTGGAGTGGGACGACACCGGGTTCGTGGGGGTGTCGTTGTTGGACATCGTTAAAGCATAGGAGGATAATCATGGCCGAAGCTACTTTCTACATGCCGGGACTCGGCACCTACACCGCGAAACCGGCGTCGCGCCTTCGCATCCCTGAGCGGATGTCGAAAAGGGAGGTGGCCAAAGCTATCGCCAACTCCTTCGAAGGCGCACGGCCCTACGGCGAGCCACGATACTGGACACGCCACCACTCGAAAGCCGTGCTGGACATCATCTACGTGGACATGTACGTCCGGGACATCTACGGAGACTGACCATGCGCCGCGTCGGATTCAGCACCAAAAAAGAGACGTACGAAGAGCAACACGCCGCCGGGCGTTACAACCCCGGCCTCGTCGTCCTCTTCCGGGACAAGACGGGCAAGCACCACGTCCACATCGGAGCCGGATACTCCGACGACGTCGAGGTCTACCGGGAAGGCGACGAAACCTTCGTTCTGAGCAAGAACTGGCGGCTCGATTACGTGGGGCT